TTGGCGAAGCTCACAAAGAGGCTGATCGACGGCCTTGAACCGAAATCGAGCGACTATTTCGAATGGGACGATGAGCTTCCCGGCTTCGGTGTGCGGGTGTGGCCGACTGGCCGGAAGGTCTATGTCGCGCAATACCGCGCTGGCGTCCGCACCCGGCGCGTGAAGGTCGGAACGCACGGCCCGTTGACGGTGGAAGAGGCGAGGAAGGAAGCCAAGGGCATCCTCGGCGACGTGGCGCGCGGAGAAGACCCGCAAGAGGATCGGGTGACGCGCCGGAAGTCCCTCACCGTGTCGCAGCTCTGCGATAACTATCTTCAGGCTGCTGAGCGCGGCTTGATCATGGGCAAGGGCGGCAAGGCGAAGAAGGCTTCTACGCTCTACACCGATCGCGGCAGGATCGACCGGCATATAAGGCCGCTTCTCGGCAACAAGCTTGTGCGTGACATGACCCAGGCGGACGTTGCCCGGTTCATCCGCGACGTTGCCAGCGGCAAAACGGCGGTGGTGGAGAAGACCGAGCGCAAGCGCGGCAAGGCGATCGTGGAAGGTGGCACTGGCACGGCAGCCCGCACCGCTGGCCTTCTCGGCGGCATCCTGTCCTTCGCCGTGTCGGAAGGCGTGATCCCGTTCAATCCCGCGACCGGCGTGAAGCGTCCCGCCGATAACCGACGCCAGCGGCGATTGACCGCCGACGAATACAAGGCGCTGGGCAAGGCGCTGGCCGCTGCCGAGGCCGACGCGGAAACCGCACAAGGGATCAAGGGCGCTTGGTTGCTTGCCCTCACCGGCTGCCGCCTCGGCGAAGTCGAAAATCTGAAATGGGCTGAAGTCGATGACGATGGCGGGTGCTTCCGCCTCGAAGATTCGAAAGAAGGCGCATCCGTCCGCCCGATCGGAAGGCCAGTGTTCGACGTGCTGGCGACGATAGAGCGGGAAGAGGAAAACCCCTATGTGCTGAGAGCCCTTCGCGGCGAAGGCGCATTCGGCGGGATGCCGGGCGCATGGCGTCGGATCGTGAAGCGTGCCGAGTTGGAAGGCATCACCCCGCACACCCTTCGGCATTCCTACGCCAGCGTGGCCGGTGATCTTGGCTTCACTGAAAGCACGATCGCCGCGATGCTGGGCCATGCGGCGGGATCGGTGACTTCGCGCTATGTGCATCACCTCGACAGCGTGTTGATTGCCGCTGCCGACAAGGTGGCGCGGACGATCCACGGGATGATGACGGGAGCCGAAGGCAAGGTGGTGCTACTGCCGAACCGCAAGCGCAAAGACTGAAGCCGTCGCGCGGACACGGTTTTTCGCGGTGCTACAGGTGCTACAGGTGCTACAACGCGGAAAATAAAGGGGGAATCCTGTAGCACCGGGCAAAATCGGCAGGTGCTACAGGTGCTACACCATCGATTGCAGAAGTCAGGATTGAGAATATGCGTCGATAGATCCCCAAGGATGCTCGGGGATCTTCTCTTCGGAATCGGTGGAGGACGCACGGCCAATGATGACCACTGCATCTCTCATAATTTCGAGAAGGCTGCCGGTGTCGCCAGTGCGGTCCATCGTAATCGTTTTCACACCCGAGGTTTCCCGATAGATGCGGGTTGCGTCGGTGTCTTGATCAAACGACATCATAGCGTCTTCCACCCTTCAAAGATGCGCCGGTCCTCAATCTGCTCTTGCTGGCCTTGTGGTGTGGGAATCGCAGAGCGCGTCATTGTTCCTTCTGACACGAACCCGAAGGAGCCACCATTCACACTTTCGATCAAGCCTCGTACCATCTGGTAGTCGGTCCTCGAATTTGGCTGGGCCAGCGTCATCGGGTTGAATGGCACCGATAGCTCCATCTGCACGCTGTAATCCTTATGCACCTGTTTCAGTTTCTCATAAAAGTCGGCGCTTGGCTTCTCGACTGGCAGCCCAAGTGCGGCGGCCTCGCGCCGATTGATGGTGTAGTCATGGCTTCCTGAGTCCGCGCAGAGAAAATCGACTATCGCTTGTAGCTTGCTCGGATCTTGCACATGTTCGTTTAGAAGTTTCTCGGCAAGGAAGCGAATTTGCGCTCTTGAACGAAAAATCTCCCCGAGTACGAGGGGGTGAACCTTGTTGGAGAGCTCGTTCAGGATAGAGCTTAGAAGAGCCGCATCCTGAATCTGCAAATCGGACTTGGCAGCATCGAGAAAGCCACGAACGGCTTCGACACTGACAGGGATCCGGGCAAGTTGATTTCCGTTGGCAATCTGAGGACCTAGCGGATGGACCAGGCTAGGATCGATCGGTCCAAGAGCCGCCTGCTTCGTCATGACAATGCGGTGAGCGCCGAGAGAAATCAGCGTCCCGGCGCTCATGGCTTTGTATGGGATTAAGACCTCAAGCTCGTCACAGAAAGTCTTAATTAGGTTCACCAGGCGCCAAGCTGCCGCCGTGTTGCCGCCGTTTGTGTGAAGCAGTAGCGAAATGCGGTTCGTGGGCCCAATCGCGTCAAGATGATCGACAAATATATCTATGCAATCGGCGCCGATCTGCGTCTCAGCATTAGGACGATCACCTGTTACATAGCAAATAATTTTCGTGTCGCGTTCGCTCTCGATCGCATCATAAAGCAGCTTCCGCTGAGCAAATCCCATGACCAATCTCAGTCCCTCAACTCCAGCTGAATTCCATGAGATTACCCTGACTGTCAATCATCGGGGATAATGGCAGCACCTGCGCAGGCGTTTCCGGCTCGAACTCGTTGAACGCATATGGATGCCTCGCCGCGTGCCAATCGGTGGCCGCGAATCTGCGGGGATCAAACGACATATCAGTGTCATTTCGCTTGCGACGAATCGAAACGACAGGTATGTGTCGTTTGCGAGGGTGGGGAGCCGTGATGCGCATCGAGAGGTTGGCGTTCGATCGGAGCAGGGTTTTGGCATGGTGGACCGGTCGGCTCACCAATGCCGAGCTGGCCGAATGGACCGGCCAGACCGAGCGCGATGTTCGGCTGATCCTCGATACGCCCTTCATGCGCGGTGAGATTCAGGGAGGCGGGCGTGGCAGCAAGAACACCCGCCGCATCTCCCGGAAGGCTCGCAATGCCGTGGCGATTGTGGCTGCGCTCCGTAAGAGCGGCTTGTCGATCGAAGCCGCAGCCAACCTGCTAAACGCGGTTCCCGTCCTGGCGAGCTTCCCGACAGAGACAATCGACTTCAGCCCGAACGCCCTCGAAGCGCACCCCGCACCCTACGGCAATATTGTGATGCTGGCGATCGAACAGCCTGATCGCGGCTGGCTGCCCACAGATAAGGTTCCGCGTCATGTCTTCGATCGGCATTGCCGCCCGCTCGTGAAAGCTGATGCACCGATCGAAGTTGGTATCGGCGAGATCGCATGGCTTCCCGTGTGGCAGGAGGAAATGATTGAGGGCTTGCCCTCGGGATGGCGCAGCTTCGGCGATCCCGTGTATCGGCCCGAAATCGATCCCCTCGGCATCTACGAGTTCAATAATACTTCGCCCGACACACACGACGCGATGGATCATCACTTTTATATCGTTGATGGTCGGTGGGTGTGGGTCCGCTACCACGATCCCGACCCGCGTCAGTACGCCGTCGATGTGTTCCAGACGTTGGAGCTGCGCCAGCCAAGGCGCTTCAATTGCGATGAAATAGAGTTCCGCTTTTCACCGATTGCGGAGCTGCGCCAGGAAGAGCGCACGGCGGAGTCCATGCGCGGTGATGAACAGAAGGAGGCGGCGGCTCGCCAGGCGTGGGAGCAATTTCGAACGAAGCTGGACGTGAATGCGTCGTTGGCGATCCGCGAGATGAAGCGTGCTGCCTTGGGGCTCACGCCATAGCCGTACTCGCCTTCATCTAACCGGCAGGGCCGGACAGACCCAAAGGACACGAAAATGACTGAGGTTTTCAAACCTGCTCTGGCGGGAACGGGAGAGCTTTGCCTTCCGTCCGCCCTTCGCAAGCCCCGCCTTCGTCGCTGGGAAGCTGCCGACTATCTGAAGATCGTTCACGGGATCGAGGTGGCCCCGGCAACGCTCGCGAAGTGGGCTTCGGTCGGTGGCGGCCCTGCCTATCAGAAGGTGAACCGCACCCCGCTCTATCCGACCGTGGAGCTGGATAGCTGGGCTGCCGATAAGCTGGGCGATCCCGTCCGCAACACCTCTCAGGGCTAGGACGGGATCGTGCTGGATTTCGCCCGCATCAATGCCGCCGCGATTGCCGCACTGCCGTCGCTCTTGGCGCGGTGGCTGCCCGATGGTCGCCGCGTCGGACACGAATGGGTGGCGCGCAATCCGACGCGGTTCGACCGCAACCCCGGAAGCTTCCGGGTGAACATGAATACCGGCAAATGGGCCGACTTCGCCACCGACGAATGTGGTGGTGATCCGGTTAGCCTTGCCGCGTATCTGGCAGGAACCGGCCAGGCCGAAGCCGCCCGCGCCCTCGCTGACATGCTGGGGGTGGACGCATGAACATGAACGCGATGTTTGCGCCCTTGTCGCCGGACGAAATCGCGCTGGCCGAAAACCCCGCGCCGAAGGCAGGCGAGAAGCTACCGATCGTGCCCGTTCCTGATGACGCGCCCGCCATGCACTTCCGGCACCCGAAGTTGGGGGAGCCGGTGAAGGCGTGGCCTTATCACGATCCCGAAGCCCGATTGATCGGCTATGTCGCCCGGTTCGACTATCTGGACGATGCTGGGAAACCGGCGAAGGATTATCTGCCGATCACCTATTGCGACCTCGGCAAAGGCCGCCGCGCATGGCGCGCGAAGGGCATTCCCGAACCGCGCCCGCTCTATGGCCTGCCCGGCATCGTCACCCGCACCGATACCCCGATCATTGTCGCCGAGGGCGAGAAGGCCGCCGACGCTGCCGCGATCCTCTTTCCCGAAATGACAGCGACAACGCCGCCGCATGGCGCGAAATCGCCTCACAAGGCGGATTGGTCCGCCGTCGCCGGTCGCACAGTGATCATTGCAACCGACAATGACGAAGCCGGGCAGCAATTCGGCGACAAGGTTTGCGATCTGGCGCGCGCGGCTGGCGCTTCCGCCGTCCTGCACCTTCCGCCCGATCGCCTCGGCGCATGGATATGGATGGACGGTGAGAAAACGCTTCGTGAAGGCGTGATCCCTAAAGGCTGGGATATTGCCGACGCGATCGAAGAGGGCTGGACCGCCGAGGCCGTCGCCGAGCTGAAGGGCGATCCGGCGTTCCTGCCGATCTACCGCGATGCCGAAGAGCGCGAAACCCTTCGCCGTGTTGCCGCTGGCGAGCCTGAAGAGCTGACCCGCTGGCCGTTCCGCGTGGTCGCCAATGGCGTGGAAAAGCGCATTGAACGCGCCGACAAGGAAACCGGCATCATCACGATCGAATGGAAGTGGTTTTGCTCGCTTCTCGAAGTGGTGGCCGAAACTCGCAGCACTGAAAGCGAAGACTGGGGCCGCCTCTTGCGCGTAACCGATCGCGACGGCCGCACGAAGGAATGGAGTATGCCCATGCGGATGCTAGCTGGTGACGGCACGGCATATCGCGAGCACCTGCTTTCCCTCGGCATGATCATGGCACCGGGCCGCTTCGCCCGCGACGCCTTGCACGAATACATTTCAACCGCCCGGCCAGACACGAAGGCACGTTGCGTCAATCGCCTCGGCTGGGGCGGACGCGCCTTTGTCCTTCCCCGGCAGACCTTCGGAGACAACTAGCATGGCCGAACGCATCATCTACCAAAGCGACGGCCTGGCCGATGATCCCTACCGCGTCGGCGGTGAGCTGGCGGGATGGCAAGAGGGACTTGCCCGATATGCCGTTGGCAATTCGCGGCTGGCGTTCGCGATGAGCGCCGCGTTTGCCGGGCCGCTCTTGCTGCCCGCCGAGGCGGAATCCGGTGGCTTCCATTTTCGCGGCGGCTCTTCGATCGGAAAGACCACGGCCCTTCAGGTCGCCGGATCGATATGGGGCGGGCGCGACTTTCCCCGCACCTGGCGCGCGACTTCGAACGGGCTGGAATCCGTGGCGCTGATGCACTGCGACACGCTTTTGCTGCTCGATGAAATGGGCCAGTGCGATAGCCGGGAAGTCGGCCAGGTCGCCTATATGCTGGCGAACGGCCAGGGCAAGACCCGCGCCGGGCGAAGCGGTGAAGCGCGCCGCGCCGCCCGCTGGCGCACCCTCTTCCTTTCGACGGGGGAGATCGGCCTTGCCGACAAGATTGCCGAGGATGGCAGGGGCCGCCGAGCGGTAGCCGGGCAGGAAGTCCGCATCGTGGATATTCCGGCAGATGCAGGCGTCGGCATGGGGATCTTCGAAACCCTTCATGGCTTCCCGTCCGCCGATGCCTTCGCCCGCCACCTGAAGGCGGCAGCCGGTGAACATTTCGGCCACGCTTCCCATGCCTATCTTGATCGCCTGACCCGCGACTTCGACGGTATCGCGCCCGTGGTGAGCGGTTTCCAGGATGAGTTTGTCGCCGAGAACTGCCCGCCGAATGCCGATGGACAGGTTAGCCGCGTTGTGGCGCGCTTCGCTCTTGTGGCTGCCGGTGGTGAAATGGCGACGGCCTTCGGTGTGCTGCCGTGGCAGCCGGGCGAAGCGACCAGGGCAGCGGCGAAGTGCTTCCGCGATTGGCTCGACACGCGCGGCGGGATTGAACCGGCAGAAGAGCGCGAAGCCTTGTCCGCCGTCCGCCGCTTTATCGAGCTGCACGGCACGTCTCGCTTCGAGCCTATGGGCAGCCTTGCCCCGACCGACAACATGGGTGCGCCGATCGACACGCGCATTCAGAACCGGGCGGGCTTCCGCCGCCGCGATGATGAAGGAAGCATTGAATACATCGTCCTGCCGGAAGTCTGGCGCGGCGAAGTTTGCGCTGGGCTTGACGCGGTGATGGTCGCGAAGACGCTGGCCGGGCGCGGGATGCTGAAGCCCGGCAGCGGCGGCAAGCTTCAGAACAACCAGCGTGTTCCCGGCTTCCCCTCGGCGATCCGGTGCTACGTGGTTACGTCCGGCATCCTCGGCGACGATGCAAGGGAGGCCGCCCATGCCTGATCTTGGCCGGTTCACCGACTTCGCCAGCCGCGTCGGCGCTGTAGCACCGGCCTGTAGCACCTGTAGCACCGTAGCACCCGCCAAGGTGCTACAGGAATTGGTTAGCAATATCAAGCTGTAGCACCTGTAGCACCTGTAGCACCACGAATTGACGATAAGACGCACGAAAGCGACCTTCTCGACGCCTACGAAGAGCGCGCCGCGATCATGGAATATGACGGCGGATTGCCCCGCCACGAAGCCGAAGCCCTTGCTTGGAAGGAAGTCTTCGGCGACCGGGCCAGGGCAGCGTAAAGCCCCGGCAAATCCCTGAATTTCCTCGCCTTTTCGAGCACTTCTAAGACGGCCTTCAGGGCCGTTTTTGCTTTGAATACTGGACATTCGCCCCGATCTTGACCCCGCAACTTGTGCGCGGGTGATGATGTTCGAGGGCTTCAAGAAACTGATCGGACTGGAAACGAAGACAACTCTGGCGGACCCTTCGCCGGAGCTTATTGCTTTGTTCGGCGCAACGCCGTCCGCGTCCGGTGTGGCCGTCACGCCCGAAACCGCAATGCGCTGCCCAACCGTCTATGCGTCGGTGAAGGTGATCGCTGAATCGGTTGCGCAACTGCCCCTTCATCTTCATCGCCGGAAGTCCGATGGCGGCAAAGAGCGCGCGACCGATCACCCGCTTGCCGAGCTGTTGCACGGCCAGGCGAACGAGTGGACTTCTGCCTTCGAGTTCCGGCTTTTCATGCAGACCGCGCTTTGCCTTCACGGCAATGCGTTCGCCTTCATCAATCGGACGGGCGGCAAGATCGCCGAGCTTATCCCGATCCCGTCGCCATGCGTCACCGTGGAAGTCGATCCTGTCACGATGGAGCCTTCCTATAAGGTTTCGTCCGGCGACGGCGGCCAGCGCTTCTATGACCGCACCGAAATCTTCCATCTGAAGGCACTCGGCACTTCGCCGCATGTCGGCATGTCGCCGATCACGCAAATGAAGGAAGCGATCGGCCTGGCGCTGGCGATGGAAGAGCACGGGGCGCGCATCTTCAGTTCCGGCGCGCGGCCCGGTGGCGTCTTCAAATACGGCAAGACCCTCGGCCCTGAAGCCCTGAAGCGGCTTCGCGAAAGCTTCAACGCCGCCCATTCTGGCGGCTCGAATGGCGGCAAGACCCTGATCCTTGAAGACGGGATGGATTTCGAGGCGCTGCAATTCACCAGCGTCGATCTTCAGTTCCTCGAATTGCGCCGCCACCAGGTCGCCGAGATCGCGCGCGGCTTCCGCATTCCGCTTCATCTGCTTCAGGAGCTTGAACGAGCCACGCATAACAACGCCGAAAGCATGGGGCAGCAATTCCTTTCGCTGACCCTGTTGCCGTGGCTGAAGTGCTGGGAAGGCGGCATCCGCCGCGCCCTTCTCACCCCGGAAGAGCGCCCGGAATACTACGCCGAGTTTCTCACCGACGATCTTGCCCGCGCCGATCTGGCCGCCCGGTTCGACGCCTATGCCAAGGCCGTCACCAACGGCTTGCTTTCGCCGAACGAAGTGCGAGCTGCCGAGAACCGCGCGCCCTATGCCGGTGGCGATCAATTCCGTCTGCCGATGAACACCGAAGACGCCAACACGGCAGGGGGCGGCAATGGATCGCGTTGATATTGAAGTCAAGTTCGCCACCGACGAAGCCGGGCTTCTCACCGGCTACGCCAGTGTGTTCGACGGTGAGCCGGACAGCTATGGCGATGTGATCGAAAAGGGCGCGTTCACGAAGAGCCTGGCCGAACACAAGGCGGCTGGCACCACGCCGCTCATGTTGTGGCAGCACGATCCTTCCGAACCGATTGGCGTTTGGCTTGAACTTCGGGAAGACGCGACCGGCCTTGCCGTCACTGGCCGCCTGATCCTCGAAACCCGACGCGGCCAGGAAGCCTATGCGCTGCTCAAAAGCGGCGCGTTCAATGGCCTTTCGATCGGCTTCCGCACCCGCGCATCCGAGCGCCGGGCCGGTGGGGGCCGCATCCTGCAAGACCTCGAACTTATCGAAATCTCGCTTGTCTCAGTGCCTGCCGCAACGCGGGCGCGCGTGACCAGCGTGAAGACGGCGCAAGCCGGAAACCCTGCCGCGATGGGCGCGGCTATCAAAAGGAGCCTGATCATGGCTGTTGAGAAGAAGGCGCCCGCGCCTGAAGCGGGAACCGAAGGTGATGACGTGGAAACCCGCGTTGCCGCCCTCGAAGAGAATGTGGCCGGGATCGATACCCGGCTGAAGTCGGTGGAAGAAAGCGTCGGCAACGTCGCCAAGTCCGCCGAGCGCATCGAACAGAAGCTGAATCGCCCTGGCGCGTCGGTTGAGACGAAGACCGCACCGGAGAAGGTCGAAGCGAAGGCTTTCGTCGGCTTCCTTCGTCATGGTCGCGAAGCTCTTCCTGCCGATGAGGTGAAGTCGCTTCGCGTGGCCGATGACACGGCGGGCGGCTATCTCGCACCCGACGATTTCGTTGCCCAGGTGATCAAGGGCATCGTGGAAGTGTCGCCGGTTCGCCAGGCCGCCAAGGTCGGCGCGACCTCTTCCGGCGCGGTGATCCTACCGAAGCGCACTGGCAAGCCTACGGCTTCGTGGGTTGGCGAAACCGAGAACCGCCCGGAAACGGGATCGACTTACGGCCAGGTGGAAATCCCGGTTCACGAAATGGCCTGCTACGTGGACGTGTCGCTTCGTCTTCTCGAAGATGCCGCCGTCAACGTGGAAGCCGAAGTTGCTTTCGATCTGGCCGAAGAGTTCGGTCGCCTCGAAGGCAGCGCGCTTGTCGCGGGCAATGGCGTCAAGAAGCCCGTGGGTTTCATGACCGACGCCGCGGTTGCCTACACCCCGACCGGGAACGCTTCGACCCTCGGCACCGCGCCCGCCGATACGCTGATCACGCTCATGTATGCCATGCCCGCCTTCTACCGGAATGCCGGTGCGTGGATGATGAACGGGAACACGCTGGCGGCTATCCGCAAGCTGAAGGACGGCCAGGGCAATTTCCTCTGGCAGCCGTCCTATCAGGCCGGGCAACCCGAAACGATCCTTGGCCGCCCCGTCATCGAAGCGCCCGATATGGACGATGTTGGCGCGGGAGCCGAGCCGATCGCCTTCGGCGACTTCGCCCGTGCCTATCGCATCTACGATCGCGTGGCGCTTTCGGTGATGCGCGACCCCTACAGCCAGGCCACGAACGGCCTTGTCCGGTTCCATGCCCGCCGCCGTGTCGGTGGTGGCGTGGTGCTCGCCGAGGCGCTTCGCAAGCTTCGCTGCGCAACCTCGTAAGGAGCAATGACCATGCGTGACCTCGCAAACAACCTCGGAGCCGTGCAGGCCGTCGCGCCTGCCGTGCTTTCCGCCACGAACACTTCCGATCCGATCGACCTTCAGGGCTTCGAGAGCGCGGCGGTTGTCATCAATACCGGCGCGATCGTGTCGGCTGGCGACTTCACCGCCAAGCTTCAGGAGAGCGACACCACGACCAGCGGCGACTTCGCTGACGTGGCTGCCGCCGATCTTGTCGGAACCTTCCCGGCCAGCCTCGAAGCCGCTTCGGTGGTGAAGGTCGGATACATCGGAAACAAGCGTTACCTGCGCACCGTCCTGACGAAGAACGGTGGCACCTCGATCGCTGCCGGTGCGGTGGTGATCAAGGGCCATGCGCACCAGCGCCCCGTTGCCTGACCGAGCTTGCCCGGCTGGCTTCGGCTGGCCGGGCTTGCCCCTTCAATCGAGAGGTTGCGAGCGATGCCCCTGATCTTGGAGACAGCACCCGTGAATGATCCCGTCACCTTGGAAGAGGTGAAGGAGCACATTCACGTTGACTTCGATGATGAAGACGCCCGCATCGCCGATTTCATCAAGGCCGCCACGCAACGCTTCGATGGCCGCGACGGATCGCTTGGCCGCTGCCTTGTCACGCAAACATGGAATCTCACCCTCGACCGCTTCACCAGCGAAATCGCGATCCCGCTGCCGCCGTGCCAGTCGATCGACGCAATCACCTATGTCGATCCCGATGGCGTCACCCAAACCCTTGCCCCGACAGAATACCAGGCGTTTGCCCTCGGCACCGTGGAAGGCGCGAAGCTTCGCCCGGCCTACGGCAAGAGCTGGCCGACAATCCGCAATGTGCCGGAAGCGGTGACGATCACCTTCACGGCAGGCTTCGGCGACGATCCTGAAGACATTCCCGAGCCGATCCGCGCTGCGATCAAGATGCGCGTCGGCCACCTCTTCGAGCACCGCGAAAGCGTGGTGATCGGATCGGGCTTCATCACCGAAACGCCCGATGGCGCTGAAGACTTCGTGCGCGATCATAAGACGTGGAGCTTCTGACCATGCGCGCGGGTGACATGGATCGGCGCATCACGATCCTGCGCTATGAGCTGGCGGGCGATGACGGCTGGGGCAATCCCGTCGAAACCTATGTGCCGACCGAAGAGGTATGGGCCGAAGCAAAGCAGGAAAGCGGACGGGAGTTCTTCGCCGCCGCCTCTATCCAGTCCGAGCGGAAGGTTGTCTTCAGGCTGCGGTGGATCGATCCGGAAGTGCGCGTCTACGACCGCGTTCTTTATGCAGGGCGAGAACACAACATTCACGAAGTGCGCGAGCTGGGCCGGAAGGAAGGGCTTGAGCTTCACACGACTTCGAGCGGGTGACGATATGCCGTGGTCGCCGCCGAAGCATTGCCCCGCTGGGCATCCGCCGTTCACCGATAGACGCTGCCCGCTCTGCGCCTCGAAGGCCAAGGCTGCCGCCGATGAGCGCCGCCCGTCTGCCCGCGCCCGTGGCTATGACAGCAAGTGGCAGCGTGAAAGCAAAGCCTTCCTCGCCTTGCCGGAGAACCGCTTGTGCGCCTGTGGCTGCGGCCAGGTCGCCGACATGGTGGATCACCGCACCGCTCACAAGGGCGATATGCGCCTCTTCTGGGATCGATCGAACTGGCAGCCGATGAACCGCCGTTGCAACAGCCGGAAGGCCGTGGCGACCGAAGGCGCGTTCGGCAGGCCGATCAACATGGGAGGGGGAGGTTTTGAATTTTGACCGAACCCGCTGGGACCGACGCCCCCATCTCGCGCGCAATCTCGCCGAAAATGGGAGTTTTTAGGATGAAGGGACGGAAGCCGAAGCTCACCGTCATCGATGGCGGCACCGTGCGCGGCAAATGCCCGTCCGCGCCTTCGTGGCTGACTTCCCAGGCGAAGGCCGAATGGAAGCGGGCAGCCCCGCAACTTCACCACCGGAACCTGTTGTTCGCCGACACGCTGGCGACCCTCGAAAGCTATTGCGTGGCCGTGGGGATGGTCCGCGAAACCGAAGAGATCATGGGCCGTGAAGGCCGCATGGTGACGACCGAGAACGGCCCAAAGCCGCACCCGGCGTTTCGAATGCAAAGCGCCGCGATGCGCGAAGCCCGCCTACTGGCCGCCGAGCTGGGATTAACCCCGCACCGCCGAGGCTCGAAGGGCAAAGACGAAGGAAAATCGAATGACAATTGGGACGCCGATCTTCTCGCCTGACCCGGCGCTATATGATGACCCGACAGGCCGGGCCGATCGCGTCTGCCGCTTCGTCCGCCGCCTTCAACTTTGGGAAGGCGACTTCGCCGGGCAGCCCTTCCACCTTCATGCTTTTCAGGAAGCGGTGATCCGCCGCATCTACGGCCCGTCGAATGATGACGGCAGCCGCATGGTGCGCATGGCTTGCATCTGGATTCCGCGCGGCAATGCGAAGACGACGTTGGCCGCTGCCCTCGGCCTTGCCCATTTCCTCGGCCCTGAAGCCGAAGCGGGCGGCCAGGTGGTTATGGCCGCTGCCGATCGCGAAAACGCGGGCATCGCCTTCAACTCTGCGCATCAATTCGTTCTTCAGGATGACACGCTTGCGAGCCGGGTGCGCGCGGTGGAAAGCCGGAAGTCGCTTGGGCATCCGAAGACGAAAAGCACCCTGAAGGCCATTTCGTCGGAAGCCTACTCGAAGCACGGCTTGAACGTGTCGTTCTTCCTGGCCGATGAAATCCACGCCTGGCCGACTGGTGAGGGCCGGAAGCTCTTCAAGACCGTCACGGATTCGATGGTGAAGCGTTCGCACCCTCTCACCGTCATCATTTCCACCGCTGGCGACGGCCAGGGCGGGCTTGCATGGGATCTGTGGAATTACTCGCACAAGGTGGCAACAGGCGAGATCGAAGACCCGACATTCGCCCCGATCATCTTCGCTGCCGAGCCTGAAGCGGACTGGCGCGACGAAGCCGCGTGGCACGCTGCAAATCCCGCGATCGATGCCGGTTTCTGCTCGCTCGAAGAGCTGCGGATTAAGGCGCGGCGCATCGAACACTTCCCCGCCGAGATTGCCGACTTCCGGCGCTTCCACCTCAACCAATGGCAAGAGGGATCGGCAAACCCGTGGCTTGCCCTCGAAGTCTATGATGCCGCCGAGGCTATGACACCAGCCGAAGAGCTGACTGGCCGCCCGTGCTGGGTGGGGATCGATCTTTCCAGTGTGGAAGATTTGACGGCGGTGGTGGCGGCCTTCCCTGAAGGCGATGGCGAAAGCCGCCGATATGACGTGCTGCCCATGTTCTTTCTGCCGGAAGCGAACATCGCCACGAAGGGCGAAAAGGATCGTGCCGACTATATGCGCTGGGCCGCCGAGGGCTTCCTTACCCTCACGCCCGGCAACGTGGTGGACCATAGCGCGATAGTGGATCACGTCATCGCCCTCGGCGAAAAGTATGGTGTGCAGGAAATCGCGATCGACCGTTGGAACTCGACGGCGGTGAATACGGCCCTTCAGGAAGAGGGCTTCACCATCAATCAATTCGGCCAGGGCTTCGCCAGCATGGCCGCGCCCGTCAAAGAGCTGAAGCGGGCGATCCTCACCGGACATTTCCGGCACGGTGGCAATCCTCTCTTGCGCATGTGCTTCGGCAATGTGGTGGCCGACAAAGACGCGGCGGAAAACGAGAAGTTCACGAAGGAACGGGCGCGGGGGCGGATCGACGGTGCTGTTGCCGCCGCAATGGCCGTGGGCCGCGTCATCGCGAACGAAGTGACCCCCTCACCCTATGAGAACCGAGAAGGCGGATTCCTCTTCATCTAAAGGAGCAAGACCATGCACGAAGTCAGCATCACCGGATTGAACCGAGTTTCACAGCCGAAGCCGAATAAGGGCGGGAACACCATCCTGGCGTTCTTCGATTGCCAGGCGAACGGCTTGGCGTTGGCCGGGTGCGCCTTCGTTCGCACCGCCCGCCAAGGTCTCACCGTATGGCCGCCAAAGCTCGAAGGGACGGATGCGGCCCGCCGAAGCGTCGGCATCACCGACGAGCATCTTCGCAAGCTGATGGTCCGCCAGGCGCAAGAGGTTTACCGCGCCCTCGGCGGCACCGATGGCGAGTGGATCAAGACTTGGGATGAAGAGAAGTCGGACCAGGCCGACGAAGGGGACGGGCTTCGCCGCGTCCTTTCGAATGGCGCGGAATAG